CCGGATAGTTGACCATTTTGTGGTTTAAATTACAATTTTCTACCACATAATTCAAATAATAGTCAACAGCATCTGGGGGAGCTAATGGAAGCAAAACAGAAAGTTCTATTGGTTTTAGTTCTGTCATCCCATCCAATTTTTCTTCAACTATACGTTGAATATCAATTGGTATTCCAAACTTTCGTTCCATGAGACAACGAGAACCATAACCCACCTCAACCGCCTGAATTTTCTTCTCATCTTTGATGGCAGCAATCAAAATATCCCGCTCCCAAGTGTTACTAAAATTTCTATCTTTATCTATAATGCTCCGAACATCATAGCTTCTTGTAACACGAAGTCCATATTGCGCCAAACTCTGCACTATAGGACAACCAGGATATTGATGTGCAAGGCTGAGAGCTTTACAGCGCAATAAAGTTCTCAGTTTGCTAGTGGACGCGCGAGCATATTGTCTAGTTGTCCAACCAAAATTACATAGGACATCTATCGGATCGACAATATTTGCTTTGTCAGTCGGGTCAAAGACTAAGCCACAAAAAGAAGCTGCTGAAAGATCATCAACCAAATCAATTTTAATCTTCATCCCCAACCGTTCATAATCCTGTGCGGAGGGGTAGCAGTTGGTAGAAAATCGAAAGAGACCATCGTCTCCCTCAACAACACCAACCACTTCAGCATTCTTCAAGTGAGCTAAAAACAAAGTAACCAAAAGATTAGTAAACCCATTACCCAAAGATGTACACATTTCACCCGACATACGCCGGGCCCTAGTCGTCATCTTAAATCTTTTGAACTCGCAGACATTTTCACCTAACATAGCATCACGAATACGGGACATGAATTCGTAATGATCAGGTAGATGTTTCGTCATATATTCATATAACTGAAACTCACAAGCTTCCATCAATTCTTTAGAAAAAAGTGCTTCGAATGTTTCATAGTCAGTTGCCATGAAAGTAAAGCCACTAGCTGCCATCATTTCCAAAATATAAGCAGGGCGATCCTTCACAGGAACTTTCTTAATGAAATAGGGCAAACTAAACACTTCCTTCTCGATCAATTTAAATATAGGCCCAACCATACATTTATAAACATCACTTCTCGAATTGATTCCTCTCGGAAACTTGTAAGCGGGATAAG